AGTGAGACACGGGGGATTCGAACCCCCGACAACTTGATTAAAAGTTATCTTTGTCTTTTTCACCATAATAAAAGAATCTTTTGTGTTATATGTTATTGTTTTCGATTTTAAGTTCAAAAATTTCTACTAATCTATGTTATTTCAATTTAGATATCTTTTACCCTACGTTTTTTGAATTTGATGATTCTTTTTCTTGTTCGGCTTTTGCCGCTCCGGCATTTGCCAGTAGTAAAATGCTGTCCTGCTCTCCTGGGCTGCATTGTCGGAAGTGTTCCAGAAGTTCTTGTTCCTGATCGGTTAGGGTTGGTGGTGCTTCTGGATTAAGATCTAATAGGTAGTCACTGGATATCTCTAAGTATTTGCATACTTTTATTAATATTTCGCTTCCAGGTAAAAAACCTTTTTTCCATTTTGTTGTTTGTGATTGGGCTATTCCGGTGCCTTTTGCTAGTTTGTTTAGTGTTAGATTTTTCTTTTTTAAAATCTTGTCTAGGTTTTCGTAAAACATTTCTCTCCTTTTTAGCAAAATTTTGATAATTTTCTTGACATTGTATCTCGATTTTGTTATTATACTATTAGAGGTTAACAAAATTGAGATACATTTTATTTTTACCTCTAGTATATCATAACTAAAAAATTTTTACATTAGGTTTTTTCATGGAGGTGCTGCTATGAAAATTAAAATGGAAATATTAAAAAGTGTCTTTGATGATCATTTACGAGATTTTGAATTAGCGGATGCTATTTATATGGCTGCTGAACGTGAATTCATTGACTTTGATCTTGATCATGGAACTTCGGAAGAAATGAAAGCCGTTAGAGAGAAACTTCATTCTGCTTGTGCTGATCGTGAGTTTTATGCTGTAGTTCTTTGTAAATATTTATTAAGTTGTAAGGATCTTATATGTTTTGAAGCTGATCCAGTTGATGCTCTGGAAGACTCTCCGGCAGCTGATCCAGTTGATGCTTCGGAAGACTCTCCGGCAGCTGATCCAGTTGATGCTCCGGAAGACTCTCCGGCGGCTGATCTAGTTGATGCTCCGGAAGACTCTCCGGCGGCTGATCTAGTTGATGCTCCGGAAGATATTTTCCCGGTGATGTCCGCAAAATGTAAACTTTGCCCGTCCTGTGTGGATGGACGGTGTTTTTTCGTCCCGGACATTTACGATAGTGTGTTTCCTTGTCAGTCCCCTGCTTGGAATAACTTTTTCAAAAACGGCGGCTCTCACGGACCGGCACCCTGACGCGCGTTCTTCTTTTTGCGCATCCTTTGTTTAAACCTTTTTAACCGACTGATACCGATTTATTGCCGAGAAAGGACAATCAAAGGTACATGTCCGCGGTCTCCGTAGTCGCTGTGTGTATGTGTAAAAGCTGCAGTTTTGTAGTCTTGTGCGTATCCTTGTGGGTAAGCTTGTTTATATCCCGGGGTAACGCGCTACAGCACACCGGGAAGTTACCTGTGGGGATCTTGCCGGGGTGCGTTATCCCGGGATATAAACAGCTTATCCATAGGATATGCATAGACGGAATGCAGTTTTTGCACATATGCATAGCGATTTTGAGAGGTAGCGGGATGGATCTGTGTTGGAGTTACGAGAAATACTCCCCCAATCGGTATCGGTTGGTACTGATAGATAAAGTTATAGGATGCGGTCATACCCTGCGCGCGGTCTGGGTGCCGGGCTATGAGAGCCGCCGCCTGATAGATATATTGCAGGCGGCCTGGTATTTAAACAGTGGCGGTAAGATCCGGAATGGTTTAGCCGATCATACGGTGTTGATTCTGGATCAGATCGCGGAATATAGAAAGGAGTCTTAACGCTGGTAAAGAAAAGTATAGCAAAATCCGTGCGGTTGACGCAGGAAGTTTATGATTACATCGAACAGCAGGCTGGGAATGGATTTAACGAAAAATTTGAAAATATAATCCTCGAAGCTAAAAAAGGTGAATCAGATCGGAAGAAAGAGCTTGCACGGCTGGATAAACAAATCAGGAAACAGCAACAGAAACAAAATTTAGTATTTTCACAATTAACGAATTTTGATTATTTTCTCAATTCTTTTGAAGCTGCTTCAAAATCTTTGAATGACTTGAAATGTCATCTTAAGGATGCGGGGCTTTCCTTGCAAAGAATTGAAGAAGTAGAAAACAATATAAAGGAGATTGACAATGAATAAATTAAGAATTTTTCTGTATTACTCGGGACTTGTAGACATGAAAGCAACTGAAACAAGGGATGCTGTCAAGGGTGTATCCATGGAGTTTCTTTTTTACGGCGAACACGGGGAGCAGGTAGAACCTACCGTTTCCGCTGACGGAGTATCCGGAACCAGACGCGGTAAGTCATTTCTTTCGGAGGACAAGTTACATAAAGTCAGCTACGTGCCTGGTATTTATGACGGCACTTTTGAAATGACTGTCGGCAGTGATGGAAAGCCAGTCCTTAAACTGGTGGATGTGGACTTTGTTGACGCTGCTGTTATTTCCCCAAAAGATTCCGGGAAAGGGGCTAAGTAATGAATGAAACCGAAGTTTTGGAAAATCAGGAAACTGCTCCGGCTGCTTCTCCTACTGTTGACGGCTCTACAGAGGAAAGCGGATCAGATGATATTGTATCTTCTGAGACTGTTCAGGTGATTGATACGCCGGAAGTTCTGGCTTCAAAGATGAGTTACAATGTTGCTGTTTTATTCGTCCTGTCAATGTTGGTGGGGCTTATCATATTTCATATATTATCGCGGAGGTGGCAGACATGAATTTTGATAATGATATGTTTTCTACATATTTAACAGTTATTGCCGCCGGAATATCCGCAGGTTTTGTTCTCGGCTTTATATCGTGGGGCATAGGCTACGCGATTTATAGCATAATAAAATTTTTTAAGATGGCTTGACCATCAGAAGGAGGTTACCTATGGAAGCTATTTCAAGTGCAATGAAGACAGCCTTTGCTACTGTCCAGACGGATGTTACATCCATGATTACCGCATCTGCGCCTTATGCGCTGGGTATCATTGGCACAGTGCTTGCCGTAACAATCGGCATCAAAGTCTTCAAGAAGCTTACAGCACAGGCCTAGGCCTAGTATCTTCTTGAAAATAGTTATCACCATAATAAGGGTAAGGGATTTAATGCCCTTACCCTTATTTGTGTTATATGTAACTTGATAATTTGTAACAAACGTATACTACAATCAAAAAAATTATAGTTATCTTTTCGGATTCTGTCAGCCTTCCCCAAAAGTCTGTGCTATCCGGTTTTGATTGCTTTTTCTCATTTTCATTATAGATATATTTTTTGATGTAGTATTCCTGGTTGTGCAGTCTGGGTTTGTATTTTCTTTTCAGGTAGGTTTTTGTATGCTTTTTTGGTGCGTATTTATCGCGCCAATAGTCCGGGTTTCCTCCGGTTGGATCTTGGTTTTTTTTTATATTTTTTTCGCATTGCTCAAAATTATCAAGGTTCCCTTTCATCATTTGTATCCTCCTCCTGATTAGATTATATCAAATCTTACAAATAAATGTATTACAATTTTCATTCCTGGCACGTTTCCGGAATCAAGGATTGTAATACAAAAGGAAAGGTGTTGGTGATGTGAAGTTTTTAAAAAGGTTTGTTCCGATGGTGCTGGCAGTTGTGCTTGCGTTTGGTGCAGTTACTTCCAGTTATCAGACGGTTCATGCTACCGGAATGGAACCGATTTTGTACTATACCTATTATGATTTAATCGGTTCCATTTATTCAGCTATGGGATATTCTGCAACTTATGATAAAGAGTATATTAACACTCATGGAGTAACGGGTAAACAAGCATGGGAAAACTTTTGTAAGTGGGTAAAAAATAAAGCTACTTTGTTAAGTTTGCCCGTTAAGGTGGTCAATGAACAATTGGCAGATCTCGCGAAAAATGCTACGAGTGAGGGTATAAAAATGAGTCAGGAGTTGTGGGATGTTTTAAGGCAATGCCTGACGACTGATAGTACATTATCTTCCCCAACTTCTTATGATTTAGATAAAATCAATGCACTTTTGGGTGTGTCAGGTTATAAAGCGGCAGGTTATCGTGTCAATGATGTAATTGATCAGTTGAATAAACCTGACGAATACAAATTTAATATGTGTTCTGAAGGTGGATGGTTGTTTATTTTTCCATCTCCTTCTGAGCTTCATTCTTTGTCTTTTAGTCGACGAGGGTTAATGGGTTTAAATTCTCGTGGTAATTATGAAATAATTGTTGGTTCGTATGTTTATGCTGATGATCATTATAAACAAATTTATACGGGCCTTTTGGATTCGGACTGGTCTAATAGTAATGTGCAATGGCTCGTTAAAGAGGGTGTTTGGAATAATAGCGCTCCTGATGAAATTAAAGCGCAAGTGTCTACGGGTGCGTGTCCAGCAGAAGTTCCGGATGTATCTCCTTGGATAAAGAATCCGTCTATACCGGATGAGTGGCGTATTGTATCTCCAAATGAAAACCCTGATAAAGACCCTAAAAAAGACCCGAATGTTATACCTATCATTATTCCGCCGAAAACTCCCCAAAAACCGGGAAAACCGGAAAAACCGGATAAGGATAAGGATAAAGACAAAGAAAAAAAGCCTGCATACAATCCGATCATAAATCCCAAGACTGGTAATGTTATTGATCCAGAAACCGGTTTAGACATTGATCCTGAAACTGGAAAGCTAATTGATCCGGAGACTGGTAAGCTGATTGATCCGGATGATGCCGGATCTGGAGGCGGTGGTGGAGGTGGTATAGCTGATAAGCTGGGGAAATATGGAGATATAACGAAATTATTCCCTTTCTGTATTCCTTTTGACATTGTAAATCTGATCAAAGGCATGAGTGCAGAAAAAGCTCCGCCCGTTTTTCATTTTAAGTATTATTTTAAATCTATTAATTACACATTCAAAGTTGATGTCGATCTGTCTAAATATGCTAAATATATTAAATTGTTTCGCTATGGGATGCAGATCTTTTATATACTGGCGCTTATGTTTATGACAATCAGGATATCTAAATTATTTAGTTAGGAGTGATTTTATGCAACTACTTTACGGAATTATATTTGCCATGCTCGTGCTTTGCGTTGGTTTAGTTTTTAAAATTTTACCAACCAGTCCATTTCTTGCTTATCTTGGTGTGTCCGAGTTTAGCGAATATCTACCTTATATTAACTATTTTGTACCTATAGATGCTTTCATCGTAATATCGGAGGGCTGGCTTATCGCTGTAACGGCATGGATTATCTTGAAATTTGCCCGAAAAGCTGTGACAACTGTTACAGAAATTACACCCCTTATGTAGGAGGTTTTATGATTACTCTTTATTCTGGAACACCGGGTGCAGGGAAATCCCTGCATCTGGCATCCCGGTTATATCATTGGATGCAATACCGCCCTGCTCCGATCATTGGCAACTTCTCCTGTGATTTTAGCAGCATAAGTAAACCGAAAGGTTCTTTCCTGTATATTGATAACGCTTTCCTTACTCCTGAGCGTTTAATAACGTTTTCCCGTAACTATTCTGAATACGTGGGACGGAGAGTTAAGGAAGGAGAGATTTTGTTAGTGATCGACGAGTGCCAGATCATGTTTAATGCCAGGGAATGGGGGCAAAAGAACCGTGCTGCATGGTGTAGTTTTTTTACCCAGCATCGAAAACTTGGGTATGAGGTTATATTGGTGGCGCAGTTTGACAGGATGCTTGATCGGCAAATTCGCAGCTTGATCGAATATGAGTGGGTACACCGTAAAGTCAGTAATTTCGGCGCTGCTGGAAAGCTTCTTTCCCTTTTTGCTGGTGGTAAATTATTTGTTGCGGTAAAAGTCTGGTACCCCATGAAAGAAAAAGTGGGAAGTGAATTTTTTGTAGCCCGTAAGAAATTTTATTCCATTTACGATACCTATGCTCTTTTCTCCGCTCCTAGTTGATTTATTTTGTGTATCTCAAAAAGCCGGACGTTTCCGGCACCAGGAAAATTTTTTGAGATACAACGAAGAACGGCACTCCCCGGACAAGATGTGACGCGGGGGATTGAGGGGAACCCGCGGCGCGGCTTGCCCGGGGTGTGACCACGGGGCTGTAATACGTGGTCTGAAAATACACAACTAATTCCTGCTAAACTCTGATGAATACTGACTTTGAACCCATTTATGCAATTTCGTAGAATTGCAATTCTACGAAAAAATATTTTTACATGGAGGTGGTTATTTTGATTGACAAGTTGTATATTAAAAAATCTTTTATATACAATGAGTTTGATGAGGTTGAAAATACATACTGGTTTGATTTTAAGCAAAAAAAGTTTCTTCACAATATTGATACATTTTATTATTCCGTCAAGTTCAAAAATGATTTTACAAATGATTCTAAGGACTTGAGTGTGAAACGCTTCCGCAGGAAGTTTGATGCGATTGGTCAGGAATGGGAAAAACTGAATGACTATTCGTCTGGTGTGTCCTTTTTCTTTGATGGTCTGCCTGGTGCTTTGAACTACAAACCTTTTAGTTACGCCGGATGGTACAACATTTGTTTGGAATGTCCGGAGTTATTTGATATCTTTTTCGCTCCAAAAGTTCCGCACTCTTCTGATAATGGTGATTCAGTAACCTGTGAATGTGTGGTGCAGATTCGTAGTTATATGCTTTGGATGTATGGGGTTCATATAGCTTATGAACGTTCTTATGAGTATGTAAAATCGATTGCAGATTATTTTGGACTTGAAATTGATTTTGTCCAGGAGAACCGTGTGGACTATTGTTGGCACTCTAACTATTTAAAAAACCCGGAAAAGTTTTTCAGTCCGGAAAACTTCTATAAAATGCGTGTGGATCGTTTTAAAGATGCATTATTACATACTTCCAAAAAGGGATCAGAAGATTTTGAGATTGATTATCTTGCTATCGGAAAGCGATCTGATAAAATTTTTATTCGAATTTATTTGAAATCAAAGGAAGTAGTTGAAAAAGGTTATAAACCATGGTTTTTTAAAGTTTGGTTGTTCAATGGACTTATTAACAGATATGATATGTATTGTTATGAGTATGCATTTTTAAAACACAGTTGGAAAGCTTTAGATTATGGTCGATTGCAGTATTATGCAGAATTTGGACGTCAAAAACATTATGTTGAGAAATGCCGCAGGATTTTAACAAAAAAAGAAGATATTTCGCCGGATTCACTTCATAAGCTAGCTGATCTGCTTACTCCGCCTGTTAATTTGATTATGAATGTGGAGTTCCAGACAATGAGGAAACATACAAAAACATATGAACTTTTACCTTTCTTTGATAATTCGTCTAAGGGAGAGGGAAAACGTGTTTATGATTATTTTGACAATTGGAAACTCATTTGTGATTATCTTACAAGTAAAGTTTTACGGTTAGTTGAACCCCATGAACCCGGAAAAAATGATTCAAATAAATCTCGCCGTGATTTGTGTCCTTTCTGGAAAGCACTCCGCAGCTGTAAACTTACGGATGCATTTATACCGGATGATCAGAAATCACTTGTTAGAACGTATACAAGAAAACTGAATAGTGAAGTTGTGAAAGCTCGCGCTGTTAAATCTGCTATAACATATGGTATTTATACCCGTGGTATTAATAGTGATGATCCTTTGAGGGATTGTATTGAGGCGCTTTGTATGCTAAACGATAATGATGTTGAAGATGCAATTCGTTTTAAAACAAAGAAAATCCGCCAATTCAATTCGGATGAATTAGCGGACACAATGAAAAATGCTGTTAAGCGTTCCAGTAACCTTATGATTATTGATAAAGATACCGGAGATATAATTTTCAACTCTTAGCTTTGTTATAACATGAAAAAGCCGAAAAGTAAAGGCGTATGTTGCAAAGTGATGGTATATCTCCAAATAAGGAGGGTTTTTATGAATGTACAGATAGCTTACAATTTATTTTTAGTGGATCATGAAGCATATTGCTCTGAACAGTCTATTGTATATTATCGATTTAATGTGCAGAAATTTGTTGATTTTCTGTCTGATCAGATTGGATCAGCGCCCGATCTGATCGAGTGTGATGTAATTTCCCGGGAGTTGGTGCTTGCATATCTCTCCCAGCTCCGGGGAACCGGTTGTAAAAATACTTCTATCAATACTTATTTCAGAGCCGCAAAGGTGTTTTTAAACTATTGCATTGATGAAGGGTACTGTTCTGCTGATGTTTTGCGGAAAGTAAAATTTCTGAAAAAAGACAATGCTCCGGTGCTTCCTCTTACGCAATGGGAAGTTGATGAAATTGACGGTTGTTATAATAATAAAACAGAATCCGGACTTCGTAACCTTTGCATTATCCATTTGATGCTGGATGCTGGTTTCCGTCTCGGTGATGTTGTGTCTCTTACATTTAAGGGAATCAATTTCAAACTCAATTACCTGACAATTAAAGGTAAAGGGGATAAGTTCCGGACAGTGTTTCTTTGTCCTAAATTAAAACGGATGCTTTACCATTATTTGATCAAATACCGGGCTTACACTCCGGAAGATGATTTTCCGGTGTTTGCTCAGGTTGGAACAACTGAACCAATAACAGAAACGTCTGTGAAAATGGTTTTTGCCAGATTAAAAAAGCGATCCGGTATAGATCGGTTGCATCCGCATCTGCTTCGGCACACATTTGCAACGTCTTTTATTATTGGTGGCGGCAATTTGGAATTTTTGCGCATGATGTTGGGACATAGTGATTATGCAACAACTAAAATGTATTTACATCTCGCCCAACAAGCTAAGATGTTGCACAGCGATATATACAGATTAGATCCAGCATTTTTTCAGGCTGGGTATTAAGGAGGAATTATGGATATAAAAGAATTTACTATAACATTGGATGAATATGTAGTCGTTGATCCTGTGGATGGTTTTTGCTACTTCTGGTCAAAGTCAGAATTTGAAGCAAATCTTTTTTATAAGGTCAATTGTTCGCTTCGCGCTTCTTTGATTCATGTGTAATGTATCTCAATATTAAATGGCTGCGGCGCTGATCAGGAAAACCGGCTTTGATTTGTGAGATACATTTTGAAATGTATTACAATTTCTTTTCCTGGCTCCGGTTGCTGCAGAAAAATTGAGATACAACGAAAAAGGACTTCCATCTCTGGAAGTCCTTACTTTTTATTTATATTAAAACATATAATAAAAAGTTCTTAGTGAGACACGGGGGATTCGAACCCCCGACAACTTGATTAAAAGT